ATAAACTAAATAAAAAATTGATTACCAAATTAATTACCAATTTAATTATTAGACAATACTTAATAATTTATATATATAATTTATATTCTAATACAAATGAATTCTTCTCAATTATCATCGATAGATTCTATAGCATCTATAGATTCTATAGCATCTATAGAATCTATAGCATCATACAATGAAAAAATATATATGAGAAAATTATTTGAAGATATTCGTCAAAATTATATAAATAATGATATTACAATTCAATTAAATATTATTTTAATTGAATTTTTATGGTATACAACAATAGATATTACTAAAATTTTATTAAAGTTAAATGAATATATAGATAAAAAAATTTGTATATGTACTTTTGGCAGTGATTATAAAATTATTGTTCATCCATTTGATTTAACAAGTTGCAATATAAAAACAATTCAAGATTATATTAAATTATATTTTAAATATAATAATCCTGGTTCTATACATAATATAACATATTCTGAACTTGTACAAAAATTTTTGAATAAAGAAATTTTAACATTAAAAATAAATGAATATAATATTGATACAAATGTCTGTTTGATATGATGATTTATAAAACAAAAATTGATTTATAATTTGTAATTAAGATATTCGCATATTATTATTTATATCAACTTAAAATGACATATACAATAACTGATGATTATATTTCAGGTTTTCTACAAGGATTAGGTTTAGGTTTAATGTGTGTAGGTTTTTGGTTAAAATATAATAAAGATTATATCTTAATACATATGAGACCTAATAAAATACAATGGATAAAAACAAATATTTAAAAAACAATAAAACTTTATTTATATTTTATTAAAGTTTTTTAACATTTTTATATAAATACTTTTATATAAAAATAAAATTTGAAATATAAAAGATTGCACACCAAATATATATAATATAAATACTTTATCTATATCCGAAGAATGGCAACTATCACATACAATGGAATACGATATATGAAGATTGTTTTATGAACATGATTTAAAATATTTATCTTTAGAAGATAATGTTTATTTTACTTTATGTGATATATTCTTGAATGCAACTTGTGCAGATGATGTTTTAGCTTCACAAGATTTCAATCAGAGGATTGCTAAAGGTGAGCGTTATGAAGATAGATGCAAAACATTTACATATGCTGATGTTTTATCAGATAAAACAGTTCTTGAACGTTTAATCAGATTCTTTGCTTATTATGATCCGCGTACTCCACATGTTCTGCATGATCTGCATGATTCTTCAGAAGAAGATACGAATAAAGATAATAAAGATGAAGAAATAACAATATATTCAAAAACTAATGTTGTGCATAAAAAATATATTACGGTTGCTAAATGGTGGAGAGATTTTACAGAACTACGTTTCAGACTTAGTTTGAAACTTGATGAGATTGAATAATAAAAAATGAAAAGTAATCTAAGTAAAAGATATAATTATTTATTAATAATACTTAACACTTAATAAAATGTTTGAAAAGTTTATTATCAAAACTCAACCAAATATATTTGATTTATTATCTTCATCAACAGAATTCGAAACGATAACTAATGGTAGAAAAGGAGCAGTTTTAGTTAATGCTATAAATAACTTAATACCTATTGTTCGAACAACTTCTACTTATAATAATCCAGTTCAAAATTTATTGCCAATTCATTATGATATTATACAGACTATAAAAAGTACAACTAAATATGATAATCTATATTTTAATAATGCCTTAATAGAAATATATGATTCTAAATATTGCAAAATGAAATTTCACTCGGATCAAGCTCTGGATTTAGATGAGAACTCTTATATATGTTTGTTTTCCTGTTATGATAATCCAATCGAATTGAGAAAACTTAAAATAAAAAAAAAAGATCAAACTGAATGTGTTGATATAGTTTTAGACAATAATTCAATTGTTATATTTCCTATATCAACGAATCGTGAATATTTACATAAAATTATATTAGATTCACATCAGAATCAAAATCAGAATCAAAATCAGAATCAAAATCAGAATCAGAATCAGAATCAAAATCAGAATAAATGGTTAGGTATAACATTTAGATTATCTAAAACATTTATTTCTTTTCGGAATGAATGTCCGTACTTTCATCATCGTAATGAAGTATTACTTATGGCAGATGATAAGCAAAGAAAAGAATATTATAAGTATAGAAATTTAGAAAATATAAATATATCATATTTGTATCCAGAAATCAATTATACAATAAGTATAAGTGATACCTTACCTATAAAAAATTAAGTATTATAATTACAGCTTAATAAATAGGTTGTAAATAATCGCCTTTATTCATACTAAAATTTACCCTATCATAATGAATTAATTCATCAGACATATTTTCTTTAAAATATACTTCTTTCAATGATTTAACATTTTCTTCAGTTTCTTCCTCTAACTTAATACAAGTATCATCTTCAACTAGATATGTTTGATTATCTTTATATATTGCTTTTGTCTTCGAACATCGTATAACGTATCCCATTCGTGTTGGTAATTTATCAATTGGTAATATAGATGGGATAATTTCGTGTGTATATAATCTATTTGCAGACAAAGACATAATAAATACTGAATTGGGATATAATGTAATGTCAAATTTCTCTATTAGAGAACGGTCAGCGACAGTTTTTTTTAATCTAAAACGTAATCTAGTTAATACACTTGTATCATTATAACAATAATCAAAGCTATCTGTTTTTGAATGTTTAATATTTTCAGAATACTCTTTGTAAAAAGTGCAAAATGCCATCAGTCCATTTCGCGGCATATCTTTAGTTTTGTCAGAGTGTTCTTTAATTTTTGATTTTCTCTCAACGGACATTTTAGTATCGGTTGAAACTGTTTTATTTTGATATATTTGTGCTAAAACATGATTTAACTCTGTTTCTTCGCTAAAGAAACTTTTACTAATATCATTAACAGATTTAATAATATCAGTATCTGTCGTACGAAAATTATCTGTCGGTCCATCTAAATTAGAGGAACATCTTAATAAGTTAAATTTTAGTTCATCGTCGCCCTTTTCAACTTCACTTAAATATATTCCTTTTCTAAAGGCATTTGATGGTTTATTTGATTCCGTTAATTCTTGAAATGCATGTTCAGTGCTAATCGAATTGAAATAATCTTTACCTGAACTAAAGAATTTTCTAAAATATACTCCGACATTATTAATATTTAAGGGTACCTCCCCCATATTAATTATATCATATCCATCGCATCCATCACGTCCATATATTTCATAATTAAATGAAAATTCAGCGACAACTAATATTTTTACATTGTTTTCTTTTAAAACATTTTTATAATATTCTACTGTAATTTTATATATATCACCACACATATAAATAATTGTGTCTGGTTGATATGAATGTTCAGTAAAGCTTTCTATATCAGTATATACTACTCCGCAAAAATTCTTTTTTATATGTTCTAGTTCTTTTACATTAGATTGTTCTATATATCTAAAATTTTCAACACTTTCATTATATTTCATATCCTCATCTAGACATAATAAAATATGTTTATTAGTAAGTAATATATTTTCAGTCCCAGTCATTCTAAGATATGTATTAATTATTTTGAATATTTTAAGTATATAAATAAATATTATAAATTATTAAAATTATATTTTTTTCAATTTTTCATTCATTTTTTATCTGATTTATTCATCCATATTCAAATTTACAAATTCTTCTGCCTGTTTTTCTGTCCATGATTTTGAATTATGAGCTGAATTATAAGGTTTGTTATTTTTTATATATTTTTGATGCCTTTTTTGTTATACTTGTATGATAACTTTACTCTTTTATCGCAAATATTTTTTTATCATATACTTTCACATATTTTTGTGTAGTTAATTCATCCATTATTTCATCAACATTTTTCTTAATATGTGCAATTCGATAATATTGTCTATAAATGTCCAATAATTGTTGTGCATTATTATATGTGTAATTTTCATAGGATGATTTTTCTTTATGCAAAATATTAGCAAATGCCGAATTATAATTTATAGAAACTATTTTTATACCTTTATCAAATATGACTTCAATATAATCTTTCAATGCTTCTGGAATAAGTTGAATTGCGAATGTTGTTAAATAACCACAACTACATTTTTCTAAACCTATTTCTTCCACCACTTTAATAAGATTTGGATTAGTTGTATAACTATTTCCTTTATTTTCTAAATCTTCTCCATATCTTTCTTTATAGACTTCATAGCAAGTGTCTGAAACCCTTAATGGATTCATATAGGAACTTGCATTATAAAGGCATTTGATTAAGAGAATGGGTTGGAAAATTTCACCGGACATTTTATATTATATTATGCTTTATAATTTATGTTTGTGTTTGTGTTGATGTAATTGTTTTATTTTTCAATTTTTATATTAAATATTTAATATTTAATTTTTAATCTTATAAAAAATTGATTCGTAAACAGATTTAACAAAATATACAATATATATAAATTATATATATTATTTAATATGGTTAATACAATTGGAGGTAAGGGTTATAAGAAGGGTAAGAAGGGGGGGTCTCGTAATAAGAATCCTTCAACAAAATTTGATACAAATGATGGTTATCATCATTATGGGCAAGTTGTTCAAATACTTGGAGGAAATCGTATTGGTGTACGTTTAACAAACGATGAGATGGTTCAGGCAGTAATTCCTGGAAAATTTATGAATAAAGTATGGTTTCGAAAAGATGATTATGTTGTACTGAAGAGAGAGAATAATTTTTTTGACGTGGTACAAAAAATTACATCAAGTGAAATTCAATCAATCGCATCAAATTCATTATGTGTTAAACTTGATAAGGATGATTATAATATCTATCAAACAGAACTAAATCAAAATAATTCAGATGATGAAGATTTTAATGAAACTTTAAACAAAGAAGCTAAAAAAGTTATGGCTGCAAAAATAAAAGATACTGGTTTAAAATCAAGTGTAGATGAACAATTCGATGCGGTATCTGGTTCTGAAACAAATGAATCGGATGAATCAGAAAATGAAGTCAAAAATGAAGTCAAAGTTGAACTTAAACCAACAACAAAGGTATCAACGGTATCAAAAAAAGTATCCAAACATGTAGTTAGAACTTATGTTGAAACAGAAGATGATATTAAAAATTTAATGAATCTGTAAAAGATTAATAATAATATATTTTTTTTATAATATAATAATATAATAATATATGAATCATTATAAAATTCTAAAATATTTTCACAAATTATTCAACCATAATAAATCTTCAGATACGTATGATAATATATACAATAAAAAAATAATATATTATTTAAATGGAGGCGCTACTCCTGTTTCATTTACCGAAACATTAGAAACATATTATGAAGATACAAAAACAAAAGTTGATGCTATACAAGATTCTTTTCTTGAAAAATATCAGTCATATATAGATAAAATTACCGCATACATATCAAAAATAGAATCACAGCAAAATTTATTGAAAGAGGATGAACCGTCAAAAGATGCATATACAAATGCTATAACGAAATATACAAAATTAATAGAATTATTAAACACAGGTAAAACTAATTTAGAACAAAAAATAGAAGCAGATAAACAAAAATTAGAAGCTGAAAAACAAAAATTAGAAGCTGAAATCGTACGTAAAAAAGAAATAGAAGATGAAATCAGAAAAAAAATTTTAGAAGAAGCTGAAAAAAAAATTCGATTGGAAGTAGGAGAAAAATTAAAAGCAACTTCATCTGATGCTGCTGTACCTGCACCTGCTGCGCGTACAGATTAGATATAAAAAAAATGAAAATAATACTTATAATTACATATAAAATAATTATTATATATAAACATATATAATAATGAATACCAAATATTCTTTCGGATTTCAATATGAACCACAGATTTTACGGAGTGAGTTTAATTTAGAGGATGGCATAAATATTAAGTATATTTTCCATAATCTATATCAACAAATAGACCAAAATTTATATCCGAAAGGCTGGGATAAACCAAATGAATTAATACCTTTAACAAATATTGATTTAGAAATTAATGAATATATCTTATCAATTATTACTACTGTAATTGCAGATGTAATATCATTATTATATATGAATGCAAATAATTTGAATTCTAATAATTCTAATCAAGAAATAAGAGATTATTCTGATAAATTAGGGTCATTATTAACAAATTTAGAAGATCGACATATAACTTTTAATATTGATGTTATACCTAATTTAAAAAATCTGTTATACACAATAATTATTTTAACAATTAAACCTAAATATATTCCATTAATTTTATCTTTAGAAGATATTGATATAAATGAAGATCTCTTAACGAGAAATATCTTTATTCCGACTGATGAGACAAAGCCAAAAAATTTATTATTATTATCATTAATAAATTTAGAAATTACACAAAATATTGTTAATCGTATAGGTAAAAAAGCATATACAGAATATCTTTTAAAAGGTAATTTATTCGAATATGCAATGTATAAACAAAGATTATATGAACTTATACCATTTTTAGATATGGAATCATTAGTTGATGTTAAGTTTTTCAATGATAATAATTTTTTACATATATTAATATTATCTCTAGGAACTGCATATGATTCTTACAATAATACTAAATTTGATAAAGATAATAAAAAAAATAAATCTTATAAATCTTATCAATCTTATCAAAATAATCTATTAATCTCTCCAAATAATTATCCCTTTATTAAAAGAATGTTATTTCAGTTAAATAATTCGAATAAAATACCACTTCAATTCTATTTGAATCCGAATTCTAATTCTAATCCAATTGACGAGTTATATACATTTGATTTTAATAATCTAATACAAAATATCTCTGACCCATATTATCTACTCGATTCTAATCGTATTATTGATAAATTTAAATCTAGTAATCTTGACCTGATATTAGATTTAAATCAAGATCAAACGTTAAATTTAATTAAGTTTATTGAAAATAAATTAATATATACATCTCATGTTGATAAAAATATTATCTTTCATAAAGTATTACCAATTCTAAATGAAATTTCGACGAAATATGACATTTCGACAAAATATAATATTTCGACCCGTATTGAACCATTTATACAAAATTGTATTTCTCCTTCATATATAGAGTATATATCAGAGTTAGAAACATTATCTTTGTCAAAATTTATGGATTTGATATATATTAATTTAGAACTTGACCAAAATTATCTTGAAAAAATAATACATAACGGAGAGAGAACTTTATCCGAAAATTTTATTTTAAGTATTTATGAACATATTGAAAATTTATTAGTAGAAAAAAATCTAGATCCACTTATATTAAATCAGATTAACATATTTAATAAAATCTTATACGATGGTCCTTATAATAATAGGATATATTCAATATATTTTATGCTGAGTTCCGGCGCAGGTTCTTCTCTTGATGAAAGTTTTAATTTAAAATTAGAAACCTTATCAGAAGACGAGGTCCATAAATTATATTTGAAATTATCTACCAAAGATATTGCATTTACAAATACTCTGTTATATTCGAAAATTATTATGAAAATTATGAAATTTATTGATTTAAATAACTATTATATTAAATGTTGTAAATTCTTAAAAACAAATTCATTTAATGATGAATATCGATTATTAATTGAAACTCCTCTAATCGATTTAACAGTTAAATTCAGTCAAAATCATGTAATGTTATATGAATTTATTAATTCATATTATGATGAGAAATATATAATAGAGCCAAAATTAATTCAAACGTACGCATTAAATAATACGAGTTTAATTATTAAATCCATATTAATCGAATCATTTAAATATGCTAATCAATCTGATATAGTTATTCCTCGTATCTTAAATATATTTGGTTTAACGAGATTTAATGAAGATTTTAATAAGACATTTAATGAAGATTTTAATAAGACATTTTACACAGAATTTTATACAGAATTTTATACAGAATTTTTCAAAATGAATATAGAATATACCCATCTTAATGAAAAATGGTATGATACAATTGTTCGACATATTACGTTTAATCCATCTTCTTATGAACAAATAACGCAAATTCTTACAGATTATACTCAACAGAATGATTATCGATTCAAATATATATGGATTAAGAATGATTATCGATTCAAATATATATGGATTAAGAATGGATATGGTAAATTAATTAATAAATCTCATACAAAATTATTAACTCAAATCATCGAATCAGACGATATTGAGAAGATAATTACTAATTCATATTTAAATTTAGATATATTCTTAACTAATAATATTTTTGATAAAATCTTTATAAAATCATCACTGGATACAGTACAATATTTATTATCAGAACCTCGCTTAAATCTTTCAATAAAAGATTATTATCAACGTATGACATTACCGCAAAAAACATTGTTCTTAAAAAAACAATCTCAGCAAGTATTATTTTTAATATTTCAATATGGATTTTTTACCTATGATGAACTAATGATAACACATGCAGGTTCGACATATTTAGATAAAATATTTGTCTTAACTAAAACATATAATGTTCATCAAATTACGGAGTTCATACAGATTTATTCGAATTCATACGATATTCAACGTTCTTTGATTAAAAATAAAATTTATTCGACTATTTTAACATTCGAGGAGGTTCAAACATTATTTGCTTTAGTATCAAATATCGAATATTATTTAGACGTAATAATATATGTACCTGATGAGATTAATTTTCTTCATTCAGTGCGATATTATTTTGAGAAAAATCTGAGTACAGACCATATAAAATTATTCATAGATAATCGTCCAGATTTTATATCTATGAATAATATTGAATATAAATTACAAATATTAAATCAAACATCGTCTGTCGCACCGTCTGTCGATTTGATTGTAGAACAATTGGTATCATTAATTGATCGACCAATTATATCTGAAGATTTACTATATGATATTGTACAAAAATTTAAACTAAAAATAAATACAAATATCTTGAATATATATCCTATCTTTATTAATCGTGATAATATCTCTCAACTTAATATATCCCAAGCAAAATTATTATACCTTTTCAATTCTAAATATTTTGACAAGAATACATTAGGTTCTTATATAGAATATATTATGATTTACCCATTGGTATTCGAATCAATGGACGAAGAATTTATTAAAACATATTCTTTAACAAATTTTGTCATGCTGAATGGATTTTATACACTTTCTCAAACCTCAATTCAAACCGTTGAAAAGTATATAGATTTATTAACAATACAAGACCTTGAACGGGTGAATAAGAATAGACCTCAATTATTTGGATTTCTTACAAACCCTGCGATGATTATGTTAATATATGAACATTATAAATCAAAGTCTCTCCTTGCGGAATTAGTTTTGATAAAAGATCATCATATGTTGACGATATATGATTATGCCGCACGATATGAATTATTTGAGATTGTCCCTCGTTCTTATCTTTTACAACGTCCAAATATGTTTAAACAATTAATTCAATCAGACATACCTGATTCAAAACTATTATCCTATATATTATCGAATGAAGAAATATTAATGGCGATGGATTCTGAATATAATTTATTATGTATCTTTGTATGTGTGTATCGTTTTGGGTTATTTAAACAGTTAATTACGATGAAAAAAATAAATCTAGCTTTGATTCTTTCTCATTCTAATTCTCATAATGAATCAATGATAATGTTTCTGATAAAATCATATGATAAAACTAATTCTGAATTAGAAACATTTATATTTGATAATATAACGGTGGAAAATGCTTATATCGATGAGAATTATGGTTCAGTTCTGACATATGCATTAACTCATGCTCCAGAGCTTATAAAAATATTTTGTAAGAATTTAACAAAATTCAAACTAATCTTAAACTCTGTCAGAACTGTAACAGATATCATCTCTTATGTAATTGATCCTTCAGAACAAAATATGTACTCTCGCAATGTACGAATGAATATATATCAATATGCAACGTGTATGGATTCACAAAGCTTGGGAATATTTTTAGAAGATTTGTCATCGGAAGAAATCAGTATAATATTACGTACTCCTTTACATAACCCTTCATATAATTTATTAATATTAGCTTTAATTATGTCCCCATCATCAGTGCAAATCGTACTGAATCTTCCTGAATGCGATGATTCATATATCGTTGAGTGTGAGAAAATTATAGGTGGGTTTTCTACGATTATAGATTTCCAACCGGCATCATTCTATTATCTTAATCAATCGGCAAAATCTAAAAAATATATTAAATTAGATACAGATGAACATTTTTACGGGTATAATTATAAACGTTTATTAATATCAAATAAGTTTAAAGAAATATCTCACTATGTGTTGGGAACACAAGAGTTAACGATGAACGTTGCAGAGAGATGTACGATTTGTCAAAGTTATAAAGCTAAAGTTATATTTGTCAAATGTAAACATCGTATGTGTATTAGTTGTGCATTAAAATCAAAAACATGCTTTTGTAGAGAAGATTTATCATCGGATGATAAAATATTAATTTGAGCAAGAGTGTTAGTTAAAAAAAAATTGATTTATTAATATTTTATTTATTAACTCTTATTAAGTTATTATTAACTAACACTCTTTATTAAGTCCGTATTAAATTCTTATTAAATTCTTATAAGAATGATTTCTATTTGTAAAATGTTTATGCTCCCAATTCTGATTTCTATTTTAGTTGTATATTCGCAAACTGATTTAATCCACAACAAAGTAAATTTTACTGAACTTACTCAACCATCAGCTGAAATATTAAGTCTAGTATCAAATATTGTAAAGTTATTATCAACAAGTCCGACAACAACTCCTACTATGACTCCAACTATGTCTCCGACTACGACCCCTCCTCCTACTCCAACTACGAGTCTTACAACAACTTCTTATGGTAAAGTACCAGTTGTCTTAATGCATGGAATCCTATCAAATCAGCAAACGATGTTTGAATTACAAACGTACTTAGAGTTAGAATTTGGTGTGGTTGTATTTGTTCCAGAGATTGGAAATGGTAAATTAAATTCTATTAATATGCCCTTATATAAACAAGGACAAATATTATGCACAGAACTTAATCAAAATCCAATTTTAGCAAATGGATTTAATTTCGTTGGAATCTCTCAAGGAGGGATCTTGGGAAGATATTACGTAGAAAAATGTGATGGCTATTTAGTTCGAAACTTAATTACATTAGTAAGTCCTCATGGCGGAACATTTAATGAATTGTATGCAGAATCAATTGATTTTTATGGAAATTTTGCACAATCATTCTATTCATTCAGTTCATATTGGAGGGACCCAACACAACTCGAACAGTACTACAATCGAACTTTGTTAGCTAATTTAAATAACGAAGTATATAATCCAGATTTTGAATTGAATCAAAAAAAGATGTTAATGTTGGAAAACCTTGTGTTGGTATTTTCATCTGAAGATCTTATTGTTTTACCTCCAGAATCTGGTATCTTTGGTACATATAACGAATCATCGCTAAATGTAATCCCATATACTGATACTATTTCGTATAAGACATTAGGTTTGGATATTTTAGAAAGTTCAAACCGCTTACATATTTACCAAACAAATTGTCCTCATGATTCCCATGCAATGTATGATTGTTTTAAACATCTGTATGAGATGTTTAAGACATATTGTGGATAATTTATTTTGCTGCAACTGGTGGTGTGGTAGGAACGTTTGGTAAATATGAAGCTATATTTCCTTTTCTAATTTCGTTATTTATTAAAATATTATATTCTTCACATATTTTTTTATTTTCCATTTCTTTTTGTTTAATATATAATGTATTTTGTAAAACGTTTTTTTGAGATTCTACTGATTTTTTTTGAAAATCTTGTTTTTCTTTTTTCTGTGTACCAATCCACTTCTTAACTTGAAGTATATCATTTGGTATATCTTTTAAACATGTATTTTGTAAAGATAATATTTGAGGAGATGGTAAATTTTGTATAGATGGTAAATTCAGTTCATTTTCATTTGTATATATATATGTGTTATATTGTTTAAGTAAATTTATAGCATTTTGTATCTCTTTTTGAGCATCAGTCAAAAGCAGTGTATCTGGAGTAATTGGTGCTTTTTTCATTTGTTCATCCGTACAATTAACATTAAACCAATTCATAAATGTCTGAAATTTTTTATTTATATCATGAAATTGACTCTGTGAAAAATATTCAATAAATTCTGTTTTATTTACTGTATGTAATAATTTGTAATTAATATTTGTATTTTGTATGAGATTTCCAATTTTATAAATCGCAGTTAAATATGCATTAATATATGTATTAATATAATTTTCATTTGTATGTATAAAATTTACACATGTAGAATTAATTAGTGTTGTTATAAAATCATAATTCTCTTCTATTATTTGTTTAGAAGGTGATGCACCTCGCATGTTATTCTTAAAATTATTCTTCGAAACATAATACATATATTTATTCATATACACATCATATTTTGGTGAAGGATGTACGGTTGTATTCAGTTTAGATTGATATTTAAGTATTTTTTTATTCAAATTCATTATAAAATATATAATATTAGCTTATAAAAAAATGAAAACTTAATAAATTAATATTGATTTATATTAATTTATATATAATTTATAAAAATGGATAATTCACTTATAATTGGATCTATAGTTCGAATTAATTCAAATACATCAGTATACGACGCATCTATCTCAGATACGTGTTCAATAGAATATCCAATCAATACGATTGGTAAAATTGTCCACATAAGATCCCGCTATGAAAATACTCCCGCTCATTATTCTCAATACAAAGTTATTGCATGTACCGATACTGATGTCAATGTCAATGCAAATTGTTTGCATAACTTATCACATTTATATTTAGCATATCAACTCGAAAAGTTATCATAAAGTTATCATAAAGTTATGATATGAGTTATCATAAAGTTATGATAAAGTTATCATAAAATTATCATAAAGTTTGCTCACTTAAAATTTTTTTATGCGCCTCTTCTAATTCAGCATAGAAAGATTTACTAAGGTTGATAATAGGTCTTTTATTCTGAACGACCTTAATAGCTTCATCCAATGTATAGGATTTATTCTTCATTAGGTAATATACTATGATACTAACACTTCGAGATGCTCCCATAAAACAATGAACTAAAATATTTTGAGTAAACTCATTATTATGGGTAATAATCGCATCATATGTCGTTTCAAAATGTGGTGAAATTTTATCAAGTCCGTTATCTTGAACCGGACATTGTACGTAAGTAAAATTTGTCGGATAATGATTAGATATATCAGGGGTAATATTAAGGATAAGATCAATATTTAATTTTTTTAATTGAATTTGATTTGTTGCATTAAATGCAGAACCTAAATAAATATTATCAACAATATGTGTTGGTTCTGAAAAGAATGCACCATATGCTGATAAAAATGATACTTTTGGGAATAGTCTGGGAGTTGTTTTTATATAATATTTAGAAAAATTTTGATACAAATCATAAATCCTATCACAACCTACTCTGTACAAGGCAGAAAGATTATTTAAATTAATATACTCTGTCATAATATATGTATTATTAAGATTATATTTAAGTCTAATAATTATAAAAATAAATATTATTATGACAGAGTATATTATAATGGGTATATTTTGGATTCTAATTAGAAATTATATTATAATCATATTTATAATTTTATTTCTTTATAATATTGCCTATGACAAAGCATCTGCCAATTCAAAATCATTTAGATTAATTGGAATATTAATAAGTTTAGTTATATTATCATTCATATTAAAACGAATATGTCAATTTATTTATACGAAATATCCTTTATTAAATAATTATATTCAAGGGGTCCGTCCACCTAATTCCGATGAATCTACATTTGGTATGCCATCTGGTCATATGTTAACGGCAGGTGGTATCGGGTTGACCTTATTAAAAAATAATTATACTTTTCTAAATGTAAGTATATTTACACTGTTTATAGGGATTGTTTACGCCCAGAGAGTATTCATTCAGGCAGCGCATACCCATGGTCAGGCACTAATCGGGTTAGGTATAGGGCTAGGTATAGGTAATACTATAGGATATTCTTATCTGAATAAAATATAGATTTATATAAAAAATTGAAATACTCATCCCTCTACAATTCTCATATATAAATGTAGATAATCATCGCCGCAATACAGTTCAACAAAGTGTATTGCAGCAACTTAACGCCCTAACGCTCTAACGCCTTAACGCCTTAACGCTCTGATTCAACGTCAGTTTTTTTGTTTTTTTTGATTTTTTGAATTTTTTGAGAATGTCGTATTTGTCTTACTTTGAGTTCAAGTCAGGAGAACAATATTTCAGCGTGTATCCGACGCAAGATGTTGTGGATCTTGCTGGGATTTTCCCGCAACCTGGAGATCATTTGGTGCAGATCTCTTCGGCTGATTTTCGCACGGTGTGCGAAGTTATTCGGGAGAGTGATTTTGGATTTGCGGATACTTTCGGGTATCTTCTGCCGAAAGCATTCAATGATGCATCCTCGCTCTTGGCAAAGGATGTGGTTGAGTTTCTCAACTCTTTGGTAGTCGACCGAACAGTTTCAAATTCTTCGAAACTGCTGGACGTCTTTTTGAAGACTCTGCTGGACGTTTCTTTTGAAAAGAAGCTCTATGCCCATTCGTCTTCTCTTCCCCAACGGGCGTCCGATGCGATTGTCAAGGTCGGGGGTCAAATTTTGCTCGGACGTAAAAATCGATCCCCGACAGTTACAATTCATTTTGAGGACGGCTCTCAGCTTGAGTTGTTGAAGGTCGGTAAGCACGGACACTGCTTTCAGGGAGAGCATGTCAATCCAGAGGAGTTGGCACAAGCCCGGAAGCTATCGGACCAAGTCGAGTCGACAGGACCATTTCTGTTGGAAGGACATCAAACGAGTCTTGCAGTTCGGACCCTTGTGGAGGAATCTTTCGGTCTGACTGAGCTTCCTCCAATGGAGGTATATTGCGTCGGGGTCGATTCTGTAGAGGGACGGGATGACCGGTACACGAAATGCGGACCGTATGGTTATCCACGGGAGTCATCAAGTCTTATGTTCTTTTGCCGGATGCAAATGGACACGAGTGTTGTTCTGACTCCGTCGGATCAGGAAGAGTGCGCAAAGCCGACTTTCTTCGAGATTGAAAAGGTGTTGGAGGAGTTTCGACCGGATGGAGAGATCCCTTGTGCTTTTCCTTCACATCCTCGGATGTTGAAGATTGCATTAGGGCGGATGGCAGAATTTAAATTGTAAAGATCTAAAATAGTTTTTAGTTTTTAGTTTAGTTTTCTTTTATTTATAAAAATCAAATAAAAAAGATAAAGATAAAAAGATAAACAATTATTTATATACAAGTTTATTTTTCCATAATAATGAATAGTGAGGTTTTTTAGGATTTTTTTTCTGTTCGCTTCTATAAGTATTATATGCGGTTAATATTTTTGTATTATTATACACTATAGATTCTTCGTGAGAATATTGTACATCCAAATACATATCTATTTCTGTAATATCATTATAAGATTTATAGATGGAACTTAATAATAAAGGTCCTGTTGGTTCTAATGGTGATTTGCCGTAAAAATTATTTTTAACATTAAGTACAATTTGATTAATACAATCTAATAATATCTTATTATGTCGAGTACATACCATAAATGCATTATAAATACTATATATATCATATCCCCATGAATGCATAGCATCTAATACAAAATGTTCTTTATCAACTAGATTAATAAATTTAAAATTATTAACAGGTCTATATTTAATATCTAAATAAATCCCTCCATACGTATACAAAATACAATATCGCCATAGATCGGCTTTATATGCACCTGGTATCATTCTAAGATATGCATCAGCCACCGATGGTGGGAAATTATTTAGAATAAAATTATAACACTCATCGTCATCTGACAACGAATATGTAAACTCTGGGTTAGTTGTTTTTATCAAATCAACAGATTCTTGCATGTCTTTGGATAAATTTTTAGTATAAAATGTTTGATATATAAAAAGGGGTATTTTAGATTTAGGGATGGGTGTGGGTGTTTTTGAATTAATTATAGGTCTATTAAAATATCTTAAAGTATAATAATATTTATAATATTTATATTTTAAAATAAATGGATATATATAATAAAATATTATAAATACAAAAATAATAATAATATATTTTATATATTTTTTGTACATATATTATTATTTATATATTAAATTTGTATATTTTAATTTAATTTATATACAAGTTTTTTTTTCCATAATTTAGAATAATGAGGTTTTTTAGGATTTTTTTTCTGTTCGCTTCTATAAGTATTATATGAGATTAATATTTTTATATTATCATATATTATTGATTCTTCTAATTGAAATTGTAATATTTTAGGATTTGTTTTTATACTTATATTTAAATACATATCTATAGTAGTAATATCTTTATAAGATTTATATACGGAACCCAATAACAAGGGTCCAGTTGGTTCTAAACAAGAACCTCCATAAAAATTATTTTTAACATTAAGCACAATTTGATTAATACAATCTAATAATATCTTATTATGCGAAGTACATACCATAAATGCATTATAAATTCCATAATTATTTATATTCCATGAATACGGAGCATCTAATACAAAATGTTCTCTATCAACTAAATTAATAAATTTAAAATTATTAACAGGTTTATATTTAATATCTAAATAAATCCCTCCGTACGTATACAAAATACAATATCGCCATAGGTCGGCTTTATATGCACCTGGTATTATTCTAAGATATGCATCAGCTACTGATGGTGGGAAATTATTTAGAATAAAATTATAACACTCATCGTCGTCTGCCAAGATATATGTAAATTCTGGATTAGTATTTTTTATCAAATCAACAGATTCTTGCATATCTTTGGATAAATTTTTAGTATAAAATGTTTGATATATATAAAGGGGTATAGTTGTAGAGATTTTTGAAGGATGATTAGGATTATTATATAAAAGTTTTAAGTAATATATATTATTTTTTATATAGGATTTATATTTCATATATAAAAACATTCCAACTATTATAATAATTATAATTAAAACTATAATATTATTCTTATTCATATATATAATATTACGAATAAAAATATATTATTATGATAAAAAATTTTTATCATAAATATATACGCTTGTCCTTCCATAATTGAATATAATGAGGGGTTTTATATTTTTTTTGTTCGATTCTATAAGTATCATATGCTGTTAATATTATCATATTATCATACATTATATATTCATCTTTTTGATTTGTAAACAATAATTTATAATTTATCTTTATAAGTAATCGCATATCTAATTTTGTAATATCATAATAAGATTTATAAATAGTACCCAATAAATATGGTCCGGTTGGTTCTAAACAAGATTCTCCGTAATATTTATTTTTAACATTAAGTACAATTTGATTTATACAATCTAATAATATCTTATTATGTTGTTTACATACCATAAATGCATTATAAATTCCATAATTTTTTAATCTATATGAATATGCAATATCTGATACAAAATGTTCTCTATCAATTAAATTAATAAATTTAAAACCATCAACAGGTTTATATTTAATATCTAAATAAATCCCTCCATACGTATACAATACACAATATCGCCATAAGTCAGCTTTATATGCACCTGGTATTAATCTAAGATATGCATCAGCTACCGATGGTGGAAAATTATTTAGAATAAAATTATAACAATCATCATCATCTGACAATGAATATGTAAACTCTGGATTAGTCATTCTTAATAAATCAACTGTTTCTTGCATATCTTTTGATAAAGTTTTTGTATAAAAAGTTTGGAATATATAAAGGGGTATTACAGAGGGGGATATTACAGAGGGGGATATTACAGAGGGGGATATTACAGAGGGGGATATTACAGAGGGGGATATTAATCGTTTATTACGAATATATTTAATTTTATAGTAGTTTATATTATTTTTTATATTTATAAAATAAGTATAAGTATAATATAATACGAATAATATAATTATTATTATGAATACTATAATAATATTATTTTTATAATTCATATATATAATATACAGAAAATATATTATTTACATAATTATATTTCCTTTTGAATATTTTGTATAAGTACAATAACTTCACTAAAATTAGTAAACGTAATATGTGAACAATTTTCATTAATACATTTATTATGTAATAATGAATCTTTTTTACATAATAAATAATCTACATTTCCCATAACTTTAAAATCTGATAAACCATCACCTATAAATATTGTTTTATATGAATTTTTATTTTTTAATTTAATAATATCATTTTTATTAATAGAACAATTATTATTCCTATCATATAATTCGACCGTCCATAAATTATTTTTATCAATATTTATATCATTACTAAATATTAATCCGGAATCAACGTACGGTAACATATGTTGAACAATTTTTTTAAAACCAGAACTAATTATATAAAAATCAATATTATTTTGTTTAATCCATATATAAAAATCTTTAAAATAAATATCTATTAATTTATTAGATATATTTGATAATTTGTATTCGATTCCGTCAAACATATCAAATAAATATTGTTCATATTTTAAAGAATTTTCTAAAAGTAAATTCTCAACTCGTTTATATTCTTCATATGAAGAGCGTTCAATAATAATTGAATCTAAAATATCACATATTGTAATTGTATTATCAAAATCGCTAAATATAATTATTTTATTAAACATAATTTTTTTATATAATATGTAATTTTATAAAAATTTTATTATAACGTATAATTATATTTATGTTTGTATATAATAAAAAAGCAGAAAATGTATCGCCATATGTTATTCCATCAACAACTGAATATACTTATAAGATGGATATGGGTGAATGGTTCTTCCCTATACATCCAGCTGTATTAGAAGAAATTCATACCTTTCAAAATGTACACAGATATGGAGTTGTTGATGAGGGATTTCATTCAATATTAGAATTAATTAAACAATATAATAATATATCAACAACAGCAGATACAGTTCTTTTAACAAATGGTTCAGATAATGCTCTTCGATTAATTTTAGAACTTTTTGCAACGCCTGAATCATCGATTTTAATTCCAACCCCATCATATGTTCATTTTGAATCGATGTTAGATACTTTTACGGTTAAAAAAATTTCTAAACCATATATGAATTATACTCTATCAAATTTTGAATTAAATGAATTTCTTTTGAAAGAATTAATTCAGGGTTATAATTTATGTTATCTTGTAAATCCTAGTATGCCAATTGGACATATATTAACACATGCAAATATTCAACATATGTTGATATCATATCCTGATACAATTTTTGTAATTGACGAAGCATATATAGAATTTTCAGATAGTACAACTTGTGCAGAACTTATAGAACAATTTACAAATATAATAGTTGTAAGAACATTTTCAAAATTTTTTAGTTTAGCATCATTAAGATTGGGTTATCTAATAACAAACCCTACATTTATTAATTTATTTAAACCTTATTACAATTATAAAGATATAACAAAAATATCTGTAAATGCCGCAGTAAAAACGTTATCTCATATAGATTTTTACAATAAAAACAAAGAAACATATCTTGAATTAAAAAAATACATAATAACTAATTTAGAAGAAATTATTAAAACAAATGATAAAATCATTCATTACATAATGAATGATGGAATGTATTTTACAATAATCTGCAAAGAGCCTCATAATTTAAAACAATATTTTGATTCACATAGCATTGCTGTAAGAAATAAAGATTGTGATATAAAGGGAGCCATAAGATTAACAATTAATCCTCTTAACGTTCTTGAAAAAGTATTTGACTTGTTAAAAAAATATTAATTTTAATTCTTAATTCTTAATTCTTAGTATGGACTGAAATATTTACCTAATAAAATACCTGTTGTATTAAAAAATATATCATTAATATCATGACATTTAAATTTATAATATTCATATATTTCAAATACTAAACCTATAAAGAATAATTCAATATAAAATGATGGAACTAAATATGTTAAAATAAAATACATTGCTAAATGAGATAAACTCCAAAAAGTAACAACACAACTTTTAATATGGATTTGTTCATGCTCTGGCAGTGAGATAAAATATTTATCACCTCTTGTAATTTTAATATGTTTTTTACATTGTTTTGTTTTACAAGTCATTGAACACGATGTATGCATTTTAGCAAATTTAGCAGGAATTGTACCAGGTAAACTATTTTCAATAGATGGTGCATATATTAGACAATAAATATATGCAAGTATTAAAATACTTAAAATTATTAAGATATTTCTTAAAGTATATTTATCAGTATATTTATAACTTGGAACCATTATAATATAAGATTATATAAGATTATAATATATTTTATTATATATATTATATATGATAAATAAAAATAGTGTTATTGTTATTATTGTTATTATTGAGTGTGTAATTGTTCATGCAATTACACAATCAATAATAGATTATCATATAATTACAAATAAACAAAAAAATATTATGACAAAAACAATTGTAGATGGACAAACTGACGAATCTAGAATAGATAAACATACAGAAAACATAAATTTAATTATGAATACATACTATAATATAATTTATTGGAGAGGTTCAATCTATTCTGCAATAATAATACTAATAATTTTTATAATATATAATAAATTAAATAATAATAATATTTTACCAGGACAATATATAATTTTATTTTTATTAATATTTATAGTTATTTATTGTTGTCAGGCTTGGTTTGGTTTTCATTGTATAAAATATAATTATGATATTTTGCAAAAAAAAATAAAAGATTTACACATAAAATAAAATAAATTTAATTATTTTTATAATAATAATATTATATATAATATATGGTAAATAAACATATAATCATAGGAGTAATATTAATTATTATACTGAATATTTTTATAATAAAAAATACAATATATGGTTTTAACCCACCTCATAATAATAATCAACAAATATCAAATAAAGAAATATCAAATAAAGAAATATCAAATACAGAAATATCAAATAAAGAAATATCAAATACAGAAATATCTGATAAAGATATGATAAAAAATATTAAAGAAACTGTATGTCCTATTACAAAACGTGATTATATGAAAATATCAATAATAGGTGCCTTAATTATATGTGTATTGTTTGAACTAACTAATTATTTTACAAATAATCATAATATAAATATAAAGAATTATATAATATTATTTTTTAGTATAATTATTGTATCTTATTATATGATAATATATACAAATTATATTTTTATAGAACTATCTTACAAAAATATAAATGAAGAAATTATTGAAATTGAAAAAATAAAACAATAATTTATATCTACTAGCGAATCTAAATAAGATGAAAATTTTTCAATCCGAATTTTCAATCCGAATTTTCAATCCGAATTTTCAATCCTAATAATTATATAATATATTTATATAATTATATATTATAGTATATGGTAAATAAACTTCCATCAAATTTAGATTCTCCAGTAGATGGTCAATTATATAATTTAATTGACCCAACTCTACCTATATATAATAAAATGGGTTTCTCTCCAAATACATTAACTACGATAAGTTTATTATTTGGTTTAAGTGGTGTGTATGCTGTATATTATGAACGCTTTATGATAGGGGCTATATTATTTTTTATAGCATATTATTATGATTGTGCAGATGGTAAATATGCAAGAAAATATAATCAAATAACAAAATTCGGGGATGCATACGATCATGTTGCAGATTTTACTAAATTTGGTTTAATGTTTTATGTCTTATATTTTAAATTACAATCAAAATCATTAAAAACAAAAACTATCCTGATAAGTATTCTTATAATATTATTAATATTGGCAGGATTACAATTCGGTTGTCAAGAATATTTGTATGGGAATGGTGAATCTCCAAGTATAGCATGGACTAAACTACTTGTTAAAAAATCAAATTGCGCAGAGCAAGTTACGTATACCAAATATTTTAGTATAACAACATTTGCACTGTATGTTTGTATTGTTTTATTTATATGGGATTATATATAAAAATTGATTTTTTATATACGAATTAAGATATAATTTTAAGCATAATATTTATATTTTTTAATCATAAAATGGTATCAATTGACGACGATATGGGTTTTAACAAATCTTTTGATGTTAAATCTGATTTAACATTAGGAACATTAGGAACATTAGGATCATTAGGATCATTAGGATCATTAGGATCATTAGGATCATTAGGATCATTAGGATCATTAGAAACATTAGGATCATTAGGATCATTAGGATCATTAGGATCATTAGGATCATTAGGATCATTAGGATCATTAGAATCATTA